AGCAAACTTACGTGATCGTGGTTGCCGATATGGACATTTCATGACATTTTTACTAATCTCATGATCCCTGTAACACTCCCAACATGAGTGCACATCGTTAATCTGGTGGTTATCATATTGTATATTGATAGGAACTTTACATACCCCACACAGCATTTGAACGTAGTTCACCGCAGTGGTGAGTGTGTAGGCTTGTCCAGATCCTATCTGATAGGGAAGGGGGTTCATGTTAATATCATCGGATTTCATATTTTATATTTCCTGTATTGGTTTCGCTTTTTTCTCTTCTTCACAATTCTTATGGGTCTCTTTCTAAGGATCATACCCACACAGGCTTTATGGGCTAGCAAATCATTTTCGTTCTGATTGATTTCATAGAGGAGTAAATGAACTTCGGCATGTTGGGAAAGTGTCAAGCGCACAGTGTTGTCTTTGGCATTCACTCCATTCATATGACCAAATCGATCTATCCATTCGTGCTTTGGAATTATGTGATGAAGTGGCAATAGTCTTCTCCTGATTTCATTTTGACATTCCCCACCATAATCACAATCATTTCTACATCCTTGCTTCGCAAGTTCGGAAATATCTTATTTCATGAGTTCTTTATGATCTTCTTTCGGATTCATTCTGAGTCTTACATTCGGATTAAAAGATATCGGAATAAGAGTATATATATGTTCACCGATATTTTTCTTTCTTTTCAATCACTTGATTATGATTAATAGACTTGTTTTTCCGTGTCCTCAATTCGCTTCTTTCCGATGGTGTATTTTGTCACCAACACCCACTCTGGTTTCTCTTTATGTGAGATGATTTTGATCTGATGAAGAGGAGCCACGGTGTTCATGACTTCTGGGTTCACGAGTTCCACCAGTCCCCATTGAGCCAGGAGTCGAGCGATTGCATTGCGTCTATCATAATCATTCTGTGAAATATCAGTGGGTTTGCCATCCAGGGCGAACAGTTCCTTAAAGTGCATGATGTAATATTTTCCACGCTTATGGAGGATATGACAGGACTGATAGAGAATCTTCTCTTTACGAGAGGCGACACCAATACGAGAAAGTGTTTCACGGACCTTTAAGAAGTCGTCTGGAGATTTCAATGATACCTCGGCGCACGTCATGAGATCAATCATAGTTTGGCCCACTTTCAGTGGTAAGTTGGGTGATGGTTTCTATCTGTTCTTTGGTGAGTATTCCTAGCGCCTCCTGCGCCTTCCGATCAGAACACTCAAAGAAGGTTTTCACTACATCTAAATCTTCACGGGTTTCAGGTTTCACCCAGGGAGCAAATGGGCGTCGTCGGTTGCGAATACTATTTAGTAAGTAGGCGAATTGCATGGTCTTGTTGAGATGGGGTCTTAAATTCATGGCATTGGCTTCCATGAGACAATCCAGATGATAAGACAGGGCTTTATTCACAGTGAATGGCTTATAGTCTTTCTCGGCCTGAGGATCAACCATCAGGTTGCGCTTGCCGAATTGGATTTTTTTTACAAAATCGAATGGAGAGTAACTCATTTCGATCCTTTACGAAAACTCACACCCCACCATTATCTCTACTAGAAGGGCCATAGTGTTTATCTCAGCGTCGGCGCAAAATGCCTGTTTATACCCATAATCTGCCAAGAGTAACACCGCCTGTGGAATCGACGCCGGTTTCAAAAACCCATACATTCCATCATACAGCTTGCGATAGAGGCTTGTGGGGTCAATTGGGTGGCTTCCCACCCACTTCCTGAGCGCACCGAAGTCTTTGGCCTTCATATACTGCACAACCTCGGTGAGTTCTACGTCTCCCAGATGGGCCAGTATGCCCACATCAATCTTGCCGAATTGTGAATATCTTTGCAATTCATTGATAATCCTGCGAAAGTCTGGGAAGAACTTTTTGACAAATTCCACGACAACCTTCTGATCGTATTCCACTTTCTCAGTTTTGAGGATCATTTGCACCCGCGCATAGAATTCTGCGGCCATTTTCTGCTTCTCTCCGCTCTTGAGGGTGAAATCTATCACCGCACAGCGGGAATGAAGTGGATCGATAATACGGTGCTTGAAGTTGCAGGTAAAAATGAATGAACAGTTGCTGGCAAATTCTTCCATGGCGTTACGCAACGCTGGTTGCGTTGAGGTGGGATTAAGATAATCAGCCTCGTCTATGATAATTACTTTACGACCACCAGCCAGGGACATTGAAGAGGCGTAATTTTTGATCTTGGATCTGAACACGTCGATGCCCGATTCGTCTGATCCGTTAATCACCATGTAATCACAGCCGACTTCTTCACACATGGCTTTGGCAATTGTGGTCTTGCCCACTCCAGGCCCACCCGTGAGTAGAAGATTGGGGATCGCTTTTTGTTTCACATATTCGGCAAAGGGGAGTTTGAGTCGGTCTGGAAGAATACAATCTGCCACTGTGGCGGGTCGGTAGCGTTCAGTCCATAGTATATGCTTGAGCATCATTCACCTCATTATGTTTGGGAATCATAGTGTATTTAGAAGCCACAAAACCCGAAAATCATGGATAGATCTTCGGGTTTCGCAACATCTCTATAACGATTGAAACCTTACTTGGTCTTGGTTTCAGTGGCGATCCAGTATTGAAGTTTGCGCTCTTGATTTTGGAAATGTGCAGCACCCCCATTTGATAACGTCACGGCATAGGTGCCTGGGAGTAATTTCCAGTTTTCTGTTTTGAAGATAAATTCAAAATCTTCACCAATCCACGGTCCCACCGTTAATGTGTCGGTGTGTGCCGAATTATCATGAACGTCCAGTGTACGTAACGCCATTTGTCCCCCAGTGCCAATCAGGGCGATGTTGGGGCTACCGAGTATGCTGGCTGTTTTTAAGACCCAGGCTAGGTCTGGTTCAGTGAGGAGGAACGAGGCATCTTGACTGGGAAGCTCGATGTTCTTCTCTGGTGGGGTCTTCATCATCGATGAATCACAGCAACGATAGGTGATCTTGCTGCGTCCACCAAATCCAGACACCACAACATCATTTTTATGGAGACTCAATTCTGGTGCACTATCAATGGATAGAATGGAGAGAAGTTGATTGAGATCCTGTACGCCGAAATCTGCGGGAACGGTTTCATCGATAGTCGCTTCAACGAGAATCGTCTTGCCTTTGTTGAGCGTTCGAAGGAGATTACCCTTTTTGAAAAAGATCGAGGGGTTAATGCTCGCATAATTCTTGAGAATGTTGAGTGTGTTTTTGGAAAATTTCATAAGTACCTCACAGGTTAATAATAAATTGAATATAACACAACTAAATGGAGAAGTCAATTACATTCGTATGGCTTGGTCAGAGGACACTCGTAATGGAGTAGATTCTACAAACAAATCTTGTTGTGTGGCGATGTGTCGTACATTGTCTTGGAGCACATCGAGAGTGCTATCATTGTAGATCGTATGATTGATTGGGGACCCAATCCAATCCCACTCTGATTGATGAATGCCCAGTTGCTTCATATAGTCGATTGCGCGGGGATCACCATTGTTGGCGTCTTCTGCGATGAGAAACCATTCAGGGTCAGGTCCACGTCTCACCCGAATAATGATCCCACTCGCCTTCTGAATTGCAGCAATTTCATTTTTGAATCGCACATCAGTTACGATGGTTGATCCTGTGCGTTGATTGGCGCGATTTATAAGTGAGACCACCCATAGGTCTTGGTGAAATATATTGCGCCCCGCTTCGGTGCCCATGAGTTGTAAGGCCATCCGAGGTGAAAATGGTTTACCAAACTTCAGACTCCAGAATTCATCTGCACATTCGCGCCAGAGTCGTGAAGCTGGTGTGGCCCCCTCAAGATTACTGCGATCCCACCCGAAGATTGCCGCGACTGCATCCTTGAGTGGTGCCGCAAAAGAATCCTGGGTGAACCCACTATAATGTGCGAACATTTCCCCCACACTGCCTTTGCCAGATCCAATGAATCCCACTAATCCCAGGATCATAATATTCTCCTATAATTTTCCAGTCAAATCAGCAATCTTGGCCATGTTTCCCGTGAAAGCGTAAGTCCCAACATGTTGAGTCTGGACCCAGGGGCACAGCCAAATCTGTCCACCGATTCTGCGATACCATTGGCAGAACATATAATCTTCCGAAAGATAGCGTTCAGAAACTTTATCAATCACGGTATCAAAATAGGCGTGGATGTAGCGGTCTCCTGAGAAGTTTGCCTGTCCTACGTGGTCTGGACGATACTTGAGTTCTGGATAGGCTGCTGCGAACATCGGGAATACTTCGCGCTTCACGAGCATATAGCCGGTTCCGATTTCCATGACTTCCAATGGTTCAGAGACCTGAAATCGTTCTGTTCCCTTGACCACATTGAACACATAATCACCCACCACGTTTTCCAATTCCTTTGGATCAAGTTCAGGATGAGTGCGAGCCGCAGCCGCAATATTTCCCCAGTTCAAGGCTTTCTTGGGGTAGGGTGCGCCAATAACATCTTTATTCAAAGCCATCATGGCAATGATATCCTGGGGGTTGTAGTGGATATCAGCGTCGAGGAAAAGGAGATGGGTAAAGTCTGTCCTGAGGAATTCATCCACAAGATAATTACGGGCTCTGGTAATCAGCGACTCGTTAAAGATGAAGGAAAATCGAGACGTGATGCCGTATTGTTGAAACAATGTTTGCAGATCCAGACACGATTTCATGTACATGCCGCAGCACATACCACCGTACATGGGTGTGGCGATGAAGATCTTCTGCTTGCGTAGTTCTTCGATGTCGATTTTAATTTCCAAAGGTCACCTCCGATTGAATAAAATAAATCATCTGATAGTATATAGGCGTCAATGTTTTCGATCTTTGAAAAGATAGTCAGCGAGTTTGACCATCAGGACAAACAACAGAATCATTAACAAAAATTCTAAAAAATCAGCCTCGGTGTTTGTCATGCTGATCCAATTGTGTCATTGTTTAATCCGCTGAGAAGGACAACTTGGACTCCAGCTTCATGATAAAGGGTTTGGCTGAGTTCGATAGATTTTTCCCATCGGGGATTGAAACTCAATGGAGCCACCACTCGTCTGATGCCTGCATT